CCGGCAAGTGGGAGACGCAGACCTGTCCGGCCTGCGGTGGATCGGGGAAGATCGTCATTTCCACCATCTGATCTGTTATAGTTGAGCTATGGCAGACATCAAGCAAGGCATCATGGTCAGTCTCAAGCGCGGCAAGCACGCCGGCCAGGCGGCCGAGGTCGTCACCAAGAACGACAAGGGCGAAGTCGTCCTCAAGCTGGACAGCGGCGAATTCGTGGTGGCGAACGAGGCCAACGTCAGGGTCCCGGACGCGGCCACCATCACCGAGGACGCGCTGGCGGACATCGTGTCCAACCAGATCAAGTCACTCCCGGCCGAGCACGGCAAGGCGTTCGACGGCCTGATCAGCCAGCTGGACGACGCGCTTCCGGGCTTCGCGTCCAAGGTCAGCCAGGTTTACCCGGTCTGACCGACGATCACCCCTACCCCCTACCGGTACTCTTACCGGTAGGGGGTGATTCGTGTCTGACCTGCTGGAGCGCACGCCGAGCGGTCTGATCCTTCCGCGCGTCTGCCATTACCCTCCCGCGCCGTACTCCAGCGGGGCCGAGTTCACCGAGCTGGCCGCGTCCGCGGGCCTCGTCCTGGACGACTGGCAGGCATGGACCCTGCACGTCGGACTCGGGGAGCGGCCGGACGGACGCTGGGCCAGCTTCCAGAACACCGTGGTCGTCAGCCGGCAGAACGGCAAGGACGGCATCTTCGAGGCCCTGGGCCTGGGCTGGCTGTTCCTGACCGGGGAGCGGCTGATCGGTCACAGCGCTCACGAGTACAAGACCGCGATGGAGGCCTTCCGCCGCATCGTGGGTCTGATCGAGAACACGGACGACCTCCGCCGCCAGGTCAAGAAGATCATCAACACCAACGGCGAAGAGGGCATCGAGCTGCTGAACGGCAACCGCATGCGCTTCCTGGCCCGCTCCAAGGGCGCCGGCCGCGGCTTCTCGTTCGACAAGATGATCTGGAACGAGGCGTATGCCCTCGTGGCGGCCCAGGTGGACGCTGTCCTGCCCACGATGTCCGCCCGGCCTAACCCGCAACTCTGGCTGGGCTCCAGCCCCCCGCTGGACGCGGCCACCGGTGAGGCGCTGTTCCGCGCGCGGGCGATGGCTGCCATGGGCGCCCCGGGGATCATGTTCGTGGACTGGGGCATGGAGCGGCCCTTGGACAACATCGGCCCGTGCGAGTCGCCCACGTGCACGCACCGGATCGATCAGGTCGGTTGCATCCTGGACGACCGGGAGATGTGGGCCCGGACGAACCCGGCCTATCCGCACCGCATCAACGACGAGGCCATCGAGCGCGAGCGGGCCACCATGGACCCGATCGGCTTCGCGCGCGAGCGCGGCGGCGCCTGGCCCCCGGACCTGTCCGCCGGCTACACCGTGATCACGAAAGAGCAATGGAACGCCCTGGCCGACGAGGACTCGGGCGTGGGCGTGGACCCCGAGCACGTGCTCGTGGGCCGCCCCGCCCTGGCCCTCTCCGTCTCTCCGCGGTCGACCGGTCCGGTCCGCGCGACCATCTCCCTGGCCCAGCGCCGCGCCGATGGCCGCGCGCACCTGGAAGTCATCGTCATGGGGTCCGGCACCGCATGGGTGCCAGGCACGCTCGCCCGCCTCAAGGCGTCCCTGGATCCATGCGCGGTGGTGATCGACCCGGGCTCGGCCGCGGGTTCGATCATCGCTGACGTGCGGGCGGCCGGCGTCCCCACGGTCGACATGGGCGCGCGGGACGTGGCCCAGGCGTTCGGCATGATCTATGATGCGGCCACCAGCACCAACTCCACCGAGCACACCGTGGCGCACCTGGGCCAGTCGGAACCCCTGCTCTCGCTCCAGGGCGCCGACACCCGAGACGTGGGCAGCACCGGTGGCAAAGCCTGGGACGTGCGCTTGCCCGGAACCGATATCACGCCGATCGACTCCATGACCAAGGCGTTGTGGGGCCTGGCCACCGAGGGGAACGAGGAAACCGTGACGCCCTGGGTGATGTACGCATGAACGCGCTGGAGCGCGTCCGGAAGTTCACCCGGGAGGTCGTGCGCTGGAACCCGCCCCCGGTCTCGGACGAGATGATCGTTCGCGCGTACAACCCGGAATGGCAAGGCCTGGTGGACGCCTATCTCAAGTTCCAGGGCGGCACCTACCAGCCGGGCTACACGACCACCTACGCCGGCCAGAAAGCCGAGCCGGTGCTGGACACGTTCGTCGGCTACGTCCAGGGCGCATACAAGACCAACGGCGTAGTGTTCTCGGTCTCGATGGCCCGCGCCATGCTGTTCACCGATGCGCGCTTCAAGTGGCGCCGGTACGGCCAGACGGGCGCCGGTAACGACCTATTCGGCAACCGTGACCTGGATCTGCTGGAGCGCCCCTGGCCGGGTGGATCTACCCAGCAGCTACTCATGCGCGCGGAGCAGGACGTGACCGCGGCCGGCACGTTCTTTGTGGCCAGGGAGGACGACGGCCCGCGACCCCGACTGCGCCGCCTGCGCCCGGACTGGTGCGAGTTCATCCTGACCGCCCCGCCGGACGAGGCCATCCAGTCGGACATTGTGGGCATCAAGTACACAGTCGGCGGCCCCCGTTCGGGCGGGGAGTCCCAGCTCTACCTGGTCAACCCAGGCCCCGAGGTCACCAACCTGGACGGGTACGCGGCATTCTGGTCACCCATCCCGGACCCCGACGCGCAGTTCCGCGGCATGTCCTGGATGACCCCGGTGATCGAGGAAATGCGCGCGGACGGCATGGCCTCCACCCACAAGCTGAAGTTCTTCGAGAACGCCGCCACCCCGAACCTGGCCGTTTCCTTGAAAGAGACGGTCACGATCGATCAGTTCACCAAGTTCGTTCGGGAGATGAACGAGGCGAGCGTTGGGGTGGAGAACGCGTACAAGAATCTCTACCTGGGCGGCGGCGCCGACGTAACCGTCATCGGCGCGAACATGCAGCAGCTCGATTTCAGCTCCACCCAGGGCCACGGCGAGACGCGCGTCTGCGCCGCCGGCCGCGTGCCGCCGATCATCGTCGGCCTGTCCGAGGGCCTGTCCGCGGCCACCTACTCCAACTACGCCCAGGCGCGCCGCGCGTTCGGGGACAGCTGGGGCCGGCCGCAGTGGAAGTCGTTCGCCTCGGCCATCGAGCCGCTGGTGGGGGTGCCGACCAACGCCGCCGGCGACCGGGACGCCGAGCTGGTGGCCGACGTGCGCGACGTGGCCTTCCTGCGCGAGGACGCCAAGGACATCGCGGAAGTCCTCTCCACCACCATGGCCACAATCAACGCCGCACTGGCCGCCGGCTGGACGCCGGACACCGCGCGTGACGCCGTCCTGAACGAGGATCTCTCCCAGCTGGTGCACTCCGGCCTGATGTCTGTGCAGCTCCAGCCGCCCATGACGGCCGAGGACGCGGCCGCCGACACCGAGCCCGTGGTGGAGGAAGCCGACCCCACCGAGGAAACGGCGACCCAGGCCGGCACGATCTCCACCCTGCTGGCCGGCCCCTGGACACCCGAGTCGGTCAAGGCGGCCGTCCTGGCCGACGACCTCTCGCAACTGGTCTACCAGGAACCCGAGCCGGACCCCGCTCTGGCCGCTGCCGAGGCCGCACCCGAGGAAGACCCCGCGGCACTGGCCGCAGACGAAACGGAGCAGCCAGGATGACCATCACCCGGGCGTTCACCGAGGACCTCCACCCGCGCGGGACCGGCGCCCTGGGCGGTCAGTTCGTCGCCGCAAGCGCGGGCAAGACCACCGCGACCAAGACGGCGCCGCCGGTCAAGAAAGGCGCGGCCCCCGCCAAGAAACCGGCCAAGGGCGGCGGCAATCTCGCGTTCGACGGCAAACGCGGTCCCGGCTACGGCACCCCGGGCGGGGACAAGCGGGTCAAGGGCCTCCAGGAAGCCCTGAACCGGCTCGGTCTTACGGACGGCTCGGGCAAGAAGCTGGTGGTGGATGGCAAGCTGGGGCCCAAGACCACGGCCGCGATCAAGAAGGCCCAGCGGGCCGCGGGCATGAAAGCGGACGGCGTGGTCACCCCGGCGTTCCTGGCCCAGCTCGCCAAGACCAAGAACGCGAAAGACCTCAAGACCAAGGCCCCGGCCAAGAAGGCGGCCCCCAAGAAGGCCGCACCGGCGAAGAAAGCGGCACCGGCCAAGAAGGCGGCGCCCGCGCGGCCCGCCAAGCGCACGGCCCCGCCCAAGAAGATCGACGTGGGGAGCTGACATGCCAGCCGAGGAATTCGTCCGGTCAGTCGCGCTGGACGACATGGAGATCAAGCGCGCGCGCAACGGCCGGACCGTGACCGCGTACGCGGCCGTGTTCGATCAGCCGGCCGAGATCCGGGACCAGCACGGCCACTACTGGGAGGGCATCCACCGGTCGTCGTTCAACCGCACGCTCTCTCACGGGATCGGCCGGATCGGCGTGTTCTACAACCACGGGTATGACCTGTCCGGGAAGCAGAACGGCCTGCTGGCCGTGCCGTTCGGCACGCCCGAGAGCATCGCCCCGGACGGCAAGGGCCTGCTCACCGTGACCCGCTACAACGATGGCGAGCTGGCAGACGCGATCCTGGCGGCCTGGGAGGGCGGCCAGATCACCGGTCAGTCCTTCCGCGGGACGGTCTACCAGTCCAAGAAAGGTGCCCGGCGCAACGGCCTGCCGTACGTGGAGCGGACCGAGCTGGGCCTCAAGGAGTACGGGCCCACGCACTCGCCCGCGTATGAGGGGGCTGGTCTGGTGGCCATTCGGTCCCAGGAGCAGCTTGCCGAGCTGGTTCGGTCTATGATCAGCGAAATGGTC